AGGCGAACTAGTCCCCACGCCTACGAGCCCTGCCGAGGTGATGCGCAGGCGTTCGGATCCAGCAATAGTGAAGCCGATTGTTTTGCCATCTAGCGTCAAATTTCTATTGTCAACTCCTGAATGAAATGCGGTGATAGTTCCCGAGTTTGTTGCTGTGTCAAAATAAAGATGCAATCCATTTGCACTAGAAGCGCCAGAACCGCCAGTGATGCTTACGGTGCCGTTGGGTTGTAGCAGTGCAACAGGGCTGGTAGTGCCCACGCCAACATTCCCACTCGCATCAATGAACAACCTGCCAGACCCACCAGTGCTGATGGCTACTTGGTCTGCGCCGGGGGAGTAAATGCCTGAATTGGGATCGCTCTCAAAGGCAAAACCGGGTGCGCCAGCAGTGCCGTCAGGCGCACCGCGCATCAACTCTTCAATGGTGATGCGCTTGTTCTTGCTGGAGGCTGCAGCTTCGCTGATGTCAACAATCGGCAAATAGTCGCCAGCCGCTGGCGCTGTTAATGGCGTCAGGTCTGAAATCTTGCGGTCAGCCATAACGGCCCATAATCATCTCTGCCAATCTTAAGCGGATTTTGTCGAGCCGACTGCTTGGTTTAGTTCTTGCAACTGGGTCTCTATGTCTTCAATCCTGTCAACCGCCTCTTGAAGTGCGCTAGTGAGCACAGCAATAAGATTGCCTTCTGCAATTCCGTAAAACCGCTCCTCAGGTGCCAGTTGGCTGCCGTCGGTGCTTTTTACTTCGGGGCGAACATTCTCTTTGATTACACTATTAAGCCAAGGCTTATCGCCCAATACGGCTTGCACTTCCTGCGCAATAAAGCCAACTTGAGTGCCGCTTGGGAAGTTGTGCCCTTCTCGGGCGGTTATTTTCTGACCTTTTTTGTCAAGATAATAAACATCCTCTGTTGGCTTCCATGTAAATGAAACAGGGCGCAGTGCCTTTACTAATTCAAGGCAACCGTCAAGCGTGGCGATGTTCTCTTTGTATCGGCCATCAGATGTAGCGATAGTTGCACTGGTGGCAAAGATCTGACTATTGACTTGCAGCCTATAGCTGCCATTGCTTGAAGCGTAGCCAATTAGCAGATTATTACTGGCGTCAAATCTGCTGCTGCTTGCGCCAGTAGTGAATGTAATCGGCCCAGAATCTTGACTATATAAGCCAAGTTCCCCTGTGCCTCTATGGTGTACAACAGAATTGGCATTGGCGCCGGTGCCTTCTCTGATTAGCCTGAGTCCAAAATTGGTATAAGTAGTGTCTCCAATCAGATCAATATATGAAGACCTATTGCCAGTTGCTCCGGTTCCAACATTGATCTGCGAATCCCCCGTACCCGGGGGGCCGACAAATAAACCTCCGTCGATATAAATTGAATCTGCACTTGCATCGACGAGAAATAAATTTGGCTGCGTGTCGCCTTCAACCCTGAAATCAACACTGGCGCCGCCGTCATTGAAGACTACTTCAGTAGATCCGTTGAAATTGACACGTTGCACTCCATTGGTGGCAATCGCTAGCTGATCGTTGCCAGGGCTGTAGATGCCGGTATTGAGATCATCAGCAAATGCCAGTGCTGGCGCCGATACACTGCCGTCTTCAATGGTCAGCGTGCCATCAAGCTCGCGCAGTACGATCCATGCACTATTGGCGCCATTTCGGAGCTTGAGCACGCCAGCCGCAGTATCAGCCCACTGCATGTAGGCGTAGGTGGTGCTGGGCTCGCTTCCACCGCTGTTTTGGCTGACGATCGCCGCTAGCGCGTTGTTCAGGTCAGAGCGAAACGCAGCGCCTGACTGATTGTTGATGATGTAATCGTGTTGCGCCATTAGATTTCCCTGCCGTAGCCGATTGCGGTGTAGGTGAAGTTTCGGCTGATTGCAAAGCCGATGCTGTCCCTAAATACTACTTGAAATCCAGTGCGTGTTACGTTGGCGAGCGTGAAGTAGTTACCCGTCTGCATGTTAAATGCAGTCAATCCAACCGATGGCGCTTGGTAAAACGGGCTTGCAAACGTTGCGGTGTAAATGCCAGCACCGCTGGTTAACGTGGCTGATTGCTCGACGCGCTGCTGCAGCTCCAGTTCGGCGCCCAGTTCGCTGATGATGATGTTTTGAGATTCAGCTTCGCTGGTGGCAATGACCTTGAATTGAAATGCACGCCCGCGCGTGATGCCATTGACCAGTTCATGCCAATTGCTCCAAGTGGGGGTGCCGCTTGGGTCGTCTGGCGTGGATCGGACATATAAAACGGCATTCACTTGATCAATTACATCGCCATCTACGTCCGTCCACGTATCAATAAGATCGCTCTGATCGTCCCAAAGGTTGCCTATTTGATATGGCGCGGTGACAAAATACCTGCGCAAATTTAGATCATAAACATCGCCAAGATCGTAGGTGCTAGCAAACTCATATTCACCACTGCCTTTATTGCTGCTTGTGCCATCAATCAAGTCAAGCGCATCCCAGTTGCCGTCATCGGCAAGATCGTCAACAAAAACACCTAAGGCAAGAATTAACCCTCCTAATGTTGAGTCGTAAACCATATTGGTAACATTGCCGCTAAATGGTGGGCTTTCTAGTTCTTCTCTGAATGACTGAACTAGCAATCGCGGCTGAGGTGTTGGCAGATCAACGACCGCAGTTGCTGGAGAAACTGACCGCCGACCGCCATCGTCTTCGAATTTGATCAGGTAAGTGCCTTCCAGTAGCGGCACTTGCTTTTGCGTTTGGCTGCCTGCTGCGGCGCTAACAATGTCTTGGCTTTCTTGCCACACAGCGCCAGTTAATAGCGTGCTGTGGCGAATCAATACTTTGCCGCCAAGTAATACATCAAGCTCTGTGCTTCTATCCCAACTAAGGATTGCAGTGCTATCCATGTTTGGAATAATGCTGATTCCTGTTGGTGTCGACGGCGGAGCCGTTTTGCCAAATGTTGCTTTGGTCAGCAAGGCGTAGTCGATAGATGATCGCAGACTGGCGCCAATGCTATAAACCTTGATCTCGTAAGAGCCTTCGACTGTATCAAGGATTTCGTAGTCAGTGCGATTGATGGTATCAATAGTCCAGTTATCGTCACCCTCGCGCCATTCCACTCGATATTGCGGTGCATTTGGCGCCAACTGCCAACTGACGACAAGCTTGGATTTGGTGATTCCGCCAGCGTCATACAGAACCTCTTCGGCATTGAGGTCAGTCGGTGGCTCTGGAATAATGTTTAGGTCGGTGATGTCGCGCTCTTCTAAAGCAGTGCCGCGCTCGATATAGTCATATTTACTAGCGTTATAGGCGATAGCGCTAATTGCATAATTGGCGCCATCTTGCTCTTGGACGCTTAATACGCGCCATGTTGATGTCTGGATGTTGCTTGTCTGGTAAATCCAGACGCTGTTTGCATTCGGTGCTGTGGTAAATGCCGTTAAGACATTTACCACGGCGCCAGCAATGCTCGCAATAAATCGTGTCTCAACGCTGCCATCAGGCAAGATCACTGACAACTCAGCACCTGCTGCCGTCAGCCCAGCGGCGTCATCGACTGTGATCGCAGTTGTTGTCGCGGCAGAGATTCGCCCACCACGGCGCGCGCCAGCCTTGACTGGATCTGATACTTCAATGACTTGCCCTGGTCTGACCAGCACGCCGGCATCAAGAGAAGCGGTAAAGCTGATGATCTCACTTTCATAGCGCTCTGAATACAGCAACCATTCGCCAATGCGGTAAGCCTGCCCCCGACTAGTGCAAGCAAAAGCGCTGATTTCAGTTTTGACTACACCATATTTTTGGATTGCTTCCGCATCTTCCACAACCTCGTAAGCGATGTCACGCGATTGCAGATCTAGATAGCTGACAATGCAAACGGTTGGGCGCGTTTTACGGCTTGCGCCTTGATAAATAAAGCCCTCTTCAGTTACATTCGCCAGCGTAAACAGATAGGAAGTGTCAACTGGCTTGTCTTGGCTGACAGTTAATGCACCAGTGCTCCAATACGGCATGACCCGCATAACCGAGCACATGTCGTTGATCAGCTTGTAAGCATCTTCTGCGGTCTGGATGTTGACATTGCAGGAGAACCGTGGCTCCTGCCCGCCGAATCCATCGGGCACCAACTCAGAGCAATACTGACTGGCGGCAAAGAATGCAAATTTGTCGAGCTGCGCTGCTTGGATGTGATCGCCAAACCCATAACGGGTGCTGGTTAGTAAGTCCCACAGAATCCAAGCCGGATCACTGCACCACTGCGCAGCGCCAAATGTGCCGTTCCAAATGCCCGCATAAATCAGTCTGCCGGTAGCGCTATCAACAGTGGCATTGCTAGGAATGCGTACTTTAATGCCACGGATCAAATAGGATCGTGATGGAATGCGATTAAATTGTTCTGCATCAATGCGCAACCATGCCAATGCGCTATTTGGATAGCGCAATTTTGCATAGATGATTTCGGTATAGCTTGTCCAGTTGAATGCATCAATGATTTTGGGATCCGTGCTATCCGGCCTATTGCGTTCAACGCTGATTGTGACAGGTGTGCTATCGATGTTGATTAGATAGTCGCGCTGATATGCGTCTGCGGTGCGGCCTACGATTGAATCTGTGATTACCAAAGTCGGACCGCCACCATAATCTGCGTAAATACGCAAACCAATTCGTGATCCACGTACGTCGCCTTTATCGGTGTATTTTTGCAATTGCGGAACAGTGATCGTAACCCGCACTGCATTAATGTTTGGATCCGTAATAGATCGCGCCACTGGCGTTCCATATTGCACTTGAACGCCTACAACTTTTTCATCTTCAACATCAGAAGTGCCAGGAATATACGACTGGTCCTGCGTGCCATTGCGCGTTGCAATGGTGACATTTTGGAAGTTGTAGCTGCCGTTTGCGTTTTGCAGCGGTGTATTGTCAATAAAAATAGATTGATGGCCGTTCTTAAGTCCTTCAATTTCGCCCTCACTGATTAAGTCAAGGACTTGCGCATATTGCTTGGAATTAAGCCCATCTGGTACGGTAACTGGAGTGCGCGCTACAGGCTGCGACTGTGCGCCTTTGCCACCACCACCACCAGCGCCGTAGATGCGTTTCATCACTCAACCACCTGCACGGTATCGATGCCGGCTGAGATGACGACAGAGCCAACGAGTGTCTCGCCGTAGACAATCGGCACTGGTATGCCTTGCCTGCTGGTGTTTTGGATGCCGCTGAAGCTATAGCTCTTGCGTGGGTCGTTGTTGTCTTGTGGGGTGCCAGGCGTGTTGATCTTTGGCGTGGGAGTGAGCAGGCCAGCAACCCCACCAAGTACAAGGCTCACGCCAATACCAGCCAGAACTGTGCTGACTGCAACAGGTGCAGCAAGCCCAAGCAATCCGATAGTTGCGCCGCCAGTGAAAAATGCACCGGCAATCAATGCAGCCCCAATCAAAATACGCCCCACGTTGCCACCAGCACCCACCAACACCGGCATCACCTTGATCTCCTGCTGCCCCGCAGGATCGTGCAGCTCATCCAGCGTTAGGTCATAGCGGCCAATACTCACGCGGTAGTGCTGATCCGCCATGTGCTTTTCAAGTTGCGGGAAGTTCACCACCAGAAACCGCACGGCTTCAGCGGCACTGGCTACATCCGCCTCAAACACACGTTGGCCGAGGAACTTCGCAAGTTGCCCATAAACGCGAATTTTGCGCAGCATCATTGACCTCGCCGTCCTTCCATTGTAGGAAACTTGGGATGGCGCAACCTAAGGCCAGTGCATTTATGCAGCCATCCGCCACCGCCGTATAAATCACGACTGCTTAGACGACCGCGCAAATGATGCAGAACCATTCCGTCGCCAATGTAGACAGCGCAATGATTCAATCCCGAGCCTGAGATATTCATCAGCAGGAAATCGCCTTTTCGCAGGTCTTGATCTTCCTCTAGTTCGCGGAATCCAGCATCAGGCCAGCAATCGTTAAACATCGGCGCCGCCTCGAATTGCTCTGGCGTTAGCGGACGGTCCCAATCTGGAAGGTGCAAGCAGTGCTCGCTATACCAATCGCGCGCCAAGGTCCAGCAGTCGCTGATACCCCATGTCCACTGCCTGCCAATCAGCGGTGCCTTGAAGCCGCACGGCTCACACTCACTCCACGTCTCAAGCTTTGGGTTGACGATGTACCACGGTAGGCCACTGGCTTCGCACGCCATTAGATCCGGTTGGCTTGGTGTTGGTGGTGTTGTTGGGTGCGAATGAACTACCGCAATAATTTCGCCTTTATCTTCCGCTGCTGCATAGTCTTTAGGGTCAAGGATAAATTGATCATTGCCAATGCTGAGATTACGACATGGTACATAACGTTCTCGCCCTTTGATGACCACCAGCAGCCCACACGCCTCGCGGGGATCCTCCGCTTTTGCGTGGTCAAGAGCAGCATCGCGCCATGTCACCCGTAGAATGCTCCAATGCCTGGGTAGCTGCCAAACGGCAACTCGGCCGTAGCGCCAAAGTGCGCCTTGCAGTCAGTCAAGGTTTTAAGACAAGTTGGCAATGCACCGCTATAGCTGCATTCAGTTGATTTGTATATCCACTGACAGATATTTGCGACGCACTGGCGTTTTGGTGCTCTTACCCCAGCAAGGTCAAACGCAGCGGCAAGTTCAAACTCAACTACATCGCGGTTCTCGATAGTCTTGCGATCTACGTAGTAAATTTCACGGGGAAATTCAGCGGTTGGATCGGCCGTAGGGTTCAATGACTCAAGATAGATTTTGGATCCGTCTTCATATAGGAAGTCAAATTCGTCTTCTAGTAGCAAATACTCTGTAGATGGGAAATTTTCCGCATCTAAGTAACGCTTTAATGTCCGTATGCGCGTGAACTTGGCGCCTTCCAAGCCATCGGGTAACGTGAGAATTAACGCGGTGATATTGCTAAGGATATTGCTGACGCGAATTCTTGGGCGTGGCAGTTGACCATTGCCGCTGTATTCAAAGCCATCAGCCTCTATTGGAAATCGCAAATAGTTGTTGCCGTTCCATATGATTTCACCATTGTTGTCAAGGTTGGTGCCAGCATGAAAGCGAAATATCTCATTGGTGTCGTGCTGTGCAGTATTTAACTGCAGCTCAAACAGCTCAATAATTGCACCTGGCGCAATCTCCTGCAGTGCTGAGACGGGAACGCTCATGGCTCAAATACTTGCCGGAATGTAGCTGTTATGGTCGCGCGTCCGGTGTACGGTATCGTCTTTTGCCATGTTTCACACACCCACTTGTACGCGGTTGATTCATCCGGTGGTGTCCAGTCAAAGCTAGCGCCATCAGCGGCACGATCGTCTAGGAATGTCTCGATGGTATCGCTATTAGCCTCTGTGATATTTTGCCACGTCAAATCCCACGTCTTTGGATTTTGATGCAGGCCAAATGTAACTCGCTGCTCGTAGCCATCACCAAACTGCGTCTTGCGCACCTTTGGTGATGATGACTTACTGGCGCCATAGGCTGGCGTGATCGCAGGGAATGTGGCCATTAGGCGAGGATGCCTCCAGGTCGTTTCTGTTTAATCAATTCTGCCTGCACTGCAGCAGCAACAGCGCGGCCAAGCGCCTGACCTTGAGGTTGACTGCCTTGAACGCTAGTGCCACCTGCATCTACGTTGACCACGATATTGGCGCCACCGCCAAAGCTGCCAGCGGGTGCAATGCCGCCGCTGCGGCCTGGCATGAACAACTCAGGACCGCGCTCGCCCACAAGGTATGGCTGCCCAGCCATGACGGAGCCGCCTTGGGCGCGTTGTGGGATGCCGAAGTTCGGGCCAAGCGTGCCAAAACGTCCCACAGTGCCGCCGCCAGCACCGATCGGTGTTGCAGCGCTAAATGGCGTCAAAATGCCTCGCAACGCATTGATTGCCTGTTCAATCACAAAGATTTGCAATAGCTGATTTGCAATGTCGATCAGAACCCCAGATGCGATTTTCCTTAGGCTTGCGCCAAATGCCTCGGATCCAGAAATCAAAGCATTAAATGCGCCGCCAATGCCTTGCCCGAGGGTATTGGAGATGCCATCGGCGAGTTTTAGTTGATTCTGGACCGCCGTGTTTAGCTCGTACTGCTGTTCGATGTGCTTCTGCAGTGCGTTGAGTCTGTCTTGATCAGCTTTTGCCTGCAGTTCATTAAGGCTCCGCTGCACTTCACGCTGATTGGCTACTAAGGCAGTTTGCTGCTCAAAAATAATTGCTTTTCTGGCTTGTTCATTTGTTTCATTTGCTAATTGTTCGCCATACTGATATTGCAGGTCAATTTCGCGTTGCAGGCCCTGTAGCCGCACAGCAAGCATCGGATCTTGCGCCGCTTCTGCGGCAGCAATCTTGTCTTGCAGCTCAGACTTAGATCGGATAAGACCGGCCTCGGCGGTTCTTGCACGGATGACCTCAGCAACGCGCTCCGCCTCTTTCTTGGCGGCTTCTGCAGCGCGTTCGGCTTCACGTGCTGCTTTGTCTGCTGCTTTGTCTGATGCTCCTGCTCCTGCTCCTGCTCCTGCTCCTGCTCCTGCTCCTGCTCCTGCTCCTGCTCCTGCTCCTGCTCCTGCTCCTGCTCCTGCTCCTGCTCCTGCTCCTGCTCCTGCGT